TCTTGCCGGCGCCCTGGACGGTCTTTCCCAATTTTTTGAAAGACTGATTGACATCATTGAGCGGCTTGACCAATCCCTTTAAAGAATTGCCAATCTTTTTGACCGGTCCGGAGGCCTTATCAAGAACCCTGAATATAACAGAAAGATCAAATGTCTGCGCCATTTAACGCTCCATCCATGATTTAACTTTTTCGATCCCCGCAAACCAAAATAATAGATCTCCCACTTCCATTTCCCAGATCTCTGATGGAGGGATCTTAAAAATATACGCTACCCCCCAGACTACTTCTTTCCAGTCTTGAGGGATGCCCCGAAAAAAGATTCAAGCTTCGCGGCAACTTTTAACAGATCATCGATATCAATCTCATCGGCAGAATCCACCGGAATGTCAGCAAGACTGGCAATCAATGGGATCACATCCTGCGGCTCAAGATTGCCACCCCTTTCCATAAAGTTCTCGGGAAGCGATCTTAAATGCTTCGCTTTTAATCGACCAAATCTCAATTCGGATACATTGACGGTCCCGCCTCCTTCTTTGGGGATCGGGATTGAATGTTCCAATTTTACAATTTGATCCATCGTTTTTTCATCTCTCATTTGAAATTATACCCTTTCTTAATTTTAAGATGCACTGGTGGTCTCAGTCCAATAAGGACCTTCAAAGACCAAGGGGGTTTCCCCCTCTCCACCCGTCACAGAAAAATTCCGCAGGCAGGTTGCGCCTTCCATGGTGTAAACCTTACCGCCTCCGGCCGAGCGAAAAATCACAGTTCCATTCTCCCTGATCGATGCGATATCGCTCAAGGAAACATCATCCCGATCTGTGACGGTGACCTCCAATTTGGCGACAATCGGATTCTCCTTGTATCCATGAATACCGGTATCACCCATTACGGATTCCAATTCAAAATTCGGAGCCCCTGAAATCCCGATGCCGCTGGCAACAGCACCGGCTTTGTTTAAAAGGGTCTCCCCATTTACCAGAACCTCAACTCTTCCTGTAATCCTTGCCATAACGCATTCCTCCTTTTATCAATTAAAAGACCCAGTGCCTGCGAAAGATCCTCGCGGACAGTGGGCCTCCTAATAAGTTGCCGAATTCTGTCTTTGATAAATTATTTAAATTCAGATTCCGATTACAAAATGAACTGGATCTGTGCCGCCAGAATCCTGAACTGATTAATCAGATCAGGCGGCAACAGAACGTCCACCCGATTTGGATCTGCGATATTTCTCTCAACCACCAGATTGTCAATAAACTCTTCAAGATTCTCGATCAATCCCTTGTCTCTCAATAGGGAGAAAAGGGCAATGGTTTCCTGCCTGACATCTTTTGGTCTCGCCACTTTCGATCCGGGCTGTACCGGAAATGTATCATCTGCCAATTTGAATCTGGGAATAATAAATCGGCTTATCATCCGAGCCTTGTATTGAAACCGGATCTCGCTCAATGTCGCAAGCGTCTGGACATCCAGATAACTGGGATCAGGGATACCAAGCGCATTTTCTTGATAGGTCGTGACGCATCGCTCAATCAGAGTGTTACCCCCCGAGTCCACGATGTATGTCGCAATCCCATCATACAAAAGGGTGTCCCTTTCGGCCCTGGTGAATCTACCATCGACAGGCGGAGGCAATATCCCTTGTAGCTCCAAAAAATGAAGGGGTCTCGCCGGATCAATATTCAGATTCCATGAAGCAACAGCGCCCAGAGCCGCCCCCCACTCTTCAGGGCAGATTGGAGAATCATTAACCCCGAGAATCGTATTATGCTGATTATTCCGACTATTACCAAGGGTCGTACAACTGGCTTGGGTTCCCCGCACGGATGTAAATCCATGCCCCTGAAGATCCTCAAGAGGTAAAAATCGATCATCCAGTTCATCCTCGAGTGATGTCAGATTAGCCGCATCAATGAAAGGCTGGATGATATAATGATACTGCTCATTATCAATCACCGCCCATACATCATCGAGGCTCGGATCTGTCGTCCCACCCGTCAATAGACTGACCCCATGAGATGTCAAGGGCAATCCAGAAAAGCAACTCGGAATTGTCTGATAATCATAATAATTTTCGCGGATGTTGATATAATTACCCAGAGTCCCAGACATCACAGCACTGACGCCGACCAATCCCAAACTGGTGGCGGCTGTTTGAGTAGCACCAACAGGCAATGCGGATGTGCTCTCAATCATGGAAACCAATTTGCTTGCGATCTTCTGACCGGAGTCATTGCTATAAATAGGAACCTGCAATTCATATCCATTGATCATCAAATACCAAGTGTGATCATTAGACACCGCATCAGCGACCAGCATCCCCGAAATATCAAGCTCGCCCGATGCCGCGTTGCCAGCAACCCCCGATCCGATGCACATGGCGTGCATCTCGGTGTTGGCATTATTCTCCTTAAAAGCATTGCACATCCGAGCCAATGGCGAACCGGTGCCAAAAAATCCGTCTGCGAGATTATCCCTTGAAATCGTCATGAGGGTATCATACGGAGCAGTGCCAGTCACCAGCTTCTGACCAATAATCAGAACCTTGTGCGGATTTTGAAGTAATCCCTGAAGAGCCCTGGAATTATCGATCTCGACATACCCCCCAGGAGTCCGCACTGTTGTGGGAATATTGTTAAATGTAATTGCCATAACTCATTCCTCCTTTGCTGTTTATTTTGCTCTTTCCGCACTCACGCGCTTAGCGGATTTAGCGGGTTTGCCGACGCTGACAGATCCATCTCTGATACGCCTTCTCCAATATCGACCTTCCTTTCCCCTCATCGGCTTTAGCATCCCCTTTGCGGGCAAAGGCTCATACGACATCGGATCACGAATAAGAAGGCCTTTCAGCGGTACCAAAAATGCGGTGTCTCCCTTCATATCCTTTCTCCTTTTTTATCAAGGTTTATATGTATCGAATCCTAATCCAAAGCCGAACCCAAAGGAGCCATCAACATCGGGATTGGATGTGAAGTCAACAATCGATTCCATGTCCAATTCAAATGCCTCGACTGGCACTCCGGTCACCGGCAAATTTGCGCTTGGTGATAAAACCCATTGAGCATATATGGTATCAAAATCTACAAGATCCTCCACTCCAGAATCAACACCATCCTCATCGTTGATCCTGGTACCGGTCACAAATTCAAATTGATACCAAAAACGCGCCCGATCAATTCCAAGGATACGACCCCCACCATAAGAAACAAGATCCTCTGTTTCGGGGATCTGCCATCCGAGTAACGCTTTAAACAACTCCGCCCGAATCTCAAATAAAGAATCATAGGCGGTCAATCCTGTCTTGTCCCGATCAGACGTCCCATTATCCAGAGCGACAATAACTCCAAATCGCTCGCTGATCTTTTGATTAATCCCACTATCATACTGATTTGGATTTACAGTCTCCGCCAATTGGACGACAAAGGCCATCTCCTTTTGCAAAGTCCCTCTTAATGCAAATGCCAATTCGGCCGCCCCGCCGACAAGATTCCCAAAGCGAGTCTCGGCTAACCTTAACTTTAATGCTATTGGACCTATCTTCATTTCAATGATCCCTTTACTGCATCTGCGATAATATCAGAGGCCTCTATTCCAACATCTTTTATAATATCATCACCATGCTCTTCAATTGCTGGCCAGAGCCAAGGTCTTGGCCCCATCTCTGACGTACCTTCCTCAAGCATCCGCGGATATGGAGGATTGGTTATTATCGAACCAACCTCAACCTCCATTGATCGGACATCAAAAATAACTGATTTTACCATATCCCCAGAATCAGTTGCGGGCGGTTCTCCTGGAGCCGATGCTTGATGCAATCTTGATCCCCGCCGATAAAGTTTTCCGGATTTCTTTTCGCGCATCATCGATTCGATAATCGTGTTGCGAATATCATTTGCCCCGATAACAAGGCGTTGGGTAATTCCGGCCGGCACTCGCAACATCGCCTCTCTCAATCGTCGATTGATCTGACTAAGACTGCGATTAAACTTTTTAAGCTCTTCTGATTTAAGTTCCATATTATACCGGATGTCCCACGCCTCGCTCCTCAATCTCTTCGGCGAGTATGATTAAAAACTCCCGCTCCTCTTTATGATCCGTTACTTCATGGATACGAAAGAGCCGTCCTTTAACAGATGATTCCTCCTCGACAAAAAGATAATATGTCGATTTCAATCCGACCAGATTCGGCATAAATTTAAAGGCGCTTGAAAACGCAAGACTAAATTCCCGTCCCAAAGACGCAACCTCAATAGCCATCACTTCAAGGACATGAGTCACATTCTCATTGACCTGTTCTCCTCGGACATATTTCGATCCCGATCCTTTTGATCCGACCGGCTTGAGTGACATCCAAACAGTCATGACCGGAGCCAATTGATCAAACTCCCCAGATGCGAAAGCCTCCGCAAAGGGTCTTCCAAATCCAAAATCGAACCCGCCATCCTCATTGGGTCTTTGATTTGGTATAAGAATCTGGACTCTCTCATTGAGTCTGGGCGTAAGCCAAGTCATATAAACCGCCTCATCGAATCATCACCCTTGATGTTCGACCAACAAGATCAAGCATCTTTTTCGCGTCCGGGGGAGGTTCCTTTCCCAAAGTTCTCCCTGCCGACAATGACGCCGCCCATAACTTGACCCCCTCGATTATCGGGGTCGGAACGTCCGTCGATGCCGTCCCATACCCAGCTTTAAACTCGATTCCAAAGCCGCCAAAATCCCGATCCGTGTTAATGGGAGGAGTAACGGATCTTTTCAAAATCAACTTCCCTGGAGTTGCCTCTGTCATGATATAATAATTATCAGAACTGTATATGGTTTCGATATCATCCTCATCCAAAGTAAAAACCTTATCGACAGAAATCAACGGAGGATGAGGGAGCTTGATCCTTATACTTGGCCAATAATCCATGAGCATTCTTATTGTCTGCTGAATTAGGGCTCGACCTAAATACTCCTCGGTGGATTTTCTCGCCGCTTTGATAAATCCTTCAAGCAAGGTATCCTCCGCATCCGTAATGATCCTGGCAAAAGTTTTTAACTCCGCTACTGTCACGGGCTCAATCGATGGCTCGGTAGTCACCTGCCAGGATCGGCCGCCAGAACTCGGGAGCGTCTTTGCAATAAGGCTCCCGGTCTTTTGGGCAAGCCTGGAGCTAAGCCCCTGATCTGTATATGGATAATATTCCATGTCAAGATCTCCAAAGATTATTCGCTAAGCGATTTCCTGATTTTATCCACTTGAGTCGCCGTTAGTCCCGAGGACGGAGCAGTCACTTGGATATCGAGCGTCTTTGCTATCTCAATAATATCTTTCGATCCCTTTCCCAATTCATCGGCCAACTGATAGACTCTTAAAACAGTTTCCCCCGAGTCCGCATCCTCAGTCTCATCGGATTCATCATCCAAATCGATATCAAGATCTTCATCATCCTTTTTCTCAGGCGCCTCTAATACTCCACCAAGCGGTTCCGGTGGAGTGAGCGATTCAGATGGATCAGGAACAACCCGAACTGCCAGATTGGACTTGAGAAACATCTTTGCCAAGCGCTGATTCATATCGATATCATTGATCTCATATATTTTGTCAGCAACAAATTTCTTGGATGTCAATCCGTCCATGGAACCGGGAACTGTCACCCGCATTTTAATAGCCGCCATTTTGACCCTCCTTTTTGGCAGTTTAATTTATCCGATCATTTACGCATTTACTCTTTCGTCGATATCACCACGCTCATCGATGATCGCCCATGTGTTATCAAGGACCGCCATCAAAGTGATCATGCAATCACTGGCCGCAGAGGTATTCATTTCAAATCGACTGATAAATCCGCCAATCGATCCCAGCATAATGCATCCCGAGGTGGAAACATCCACTTGGGTTTTATTGTTTGTCAAGGTACCAGTCGAATCGCCAAACAGACATAAAGTCACCACGCGTCCGGCAGATACCGAGGTCATCCAAAAGGATGAGCTAACAAGAGTGGCCGAACCATAGATAACAAAAGTGCCCGCATCCGCTGGTAAATTGCTCACCGCAAGAGCCGTCCCCAAAGCGGCAGGAACTTGACTGTCCTGCAATTGATCGTAGATCAGTACTCTGCGCAGATCCGCTCCGGCGATATCCCCGCCAGCTACCTCAAAGTTAGCGCCGCTCTCGACGGTCACTTGAGCGCCAGAATAAACGGCTGTCGATCCGCCAGATTCAACGGCAAAAGTTCCACCGCTATTAGCGACATATCGATTCCCTTCACGCTCCTTATATGTTTTTGTAAAATAAGTGTCATCGGCTACCATGATACAACACCTCCTTTTTATGACTCGACCAAATTGTTGCCATACTCAGCAACAATTGCCCAGGTATTATCAAGGACGGCTCTCAACAAGACTCCGCAATCACTGGCCGCAGATGTGTGCATCGTAAAACTGGCAATAGCACCGCCCAGAGAGCCCAGAATGATACATCCCGATGTGATGATAGCGCATGATGTATTGTCAGCGGTAAAGGTTCCCGATACATCCCCGACCAATCGGAGCAAGACCTCTCGACCGGCGGAAACAGATGTCAGCCAGAAAGATGCCTTTGAAGCCGATACAGCGGCGAGGATCGTTACGATCCTGACATTCGCTGGTAGATTTGAAACAGGGAGAACGGATTCAGTCGCCAGTACTCCACCCGTTTCAATAAGCTCCGGGCCACCCCATTCGCTGATAAGTAACTTTCGCATATCAAGACCGGCCAGATCGGCCCCGGCCAATTCCAGATTTGTTCCGCTCTCGACGGTCATCTGCGCACCGGAGTAAACGGCCAATGAGCCAATGGATTCCACGGCAAATGCTCCACCGCTTCCGGCAACATATCGATCCCCGCCCCGCTCATGATATGTAGTTGTGTTATAAGTTTCGTCCTGTGCCATAATGCATTTCCTCCTTTAAGCCGTCAGGGGTTGATTTCCCCTGACGGCTTAAGCATTTATATCCTGATCAAACTGCGGATCAATTATCCAGTGAGCCGGACAGTATTAACCGGCCAATCTGCCGCTTTCTCAAGGATCGCGATTGCGCAAATACCAAGGGCACTGGCATCCCCATTATCGCTTACAGATAATACCAAGCGGACCCAGCGATGATCTCCGACATATCCGGCAGGATGACATTTCGATTCCCAATAACTCTGGTGATCCGCGCTGACTCCACCAAGGCAGAGAAAAGTGCCATTGTTAATACCGGAGCCGGCATTGCTGACTGCCAAAACCCCCATGGAAGCGCTTCCCCAGCCATCGGTATCAGATCCGTCGGCAGACCCGAGGACAGTATCGCTATCTCCCAGTCTGAGATCAACAAGGATCTGCTCGGCAGAACAATTCGACCAAACCACAGTCCCTGCCGCATTACTGGTGCCATGTTGCATCCTGACCCAGCCGCAAGAATCAACGGAAACCAATGCAGATGCAACCCCCGAAATCTCTCCCATATTGACAACAAAGGTCAGGGTTTCATACCCCTGCCTGTCGACTGTCGCTCCAGTCACCGAGCCTGTGCTATAAGACTGCGGCGCAAGCACCTCGAAAAATCGTTTGTTTGAATATCCATCTCTTACACTTGCCATAACTATTCCTCCTTTTAATAGGATATTTGGTTTTTATTAAGCGATCATTTTCGATCCAATCGGATCTCTTATGCCGCAATCACGCCAATTTTGATCGCCTGGAAATTAATGACATCCCCGCCGACCCGTTTACGAGTATAAAACTCGATCATGGGTTTTTGGGTGAAAGGATCTCTCTGAATCGTGATCCCCAAACGATCAACTACCATATAGGCCTCTGTCCAATCTGCGATTGCCACAGACAGAGCCCCTGCCGCAACTACCGGCATCGTGGTAGACATCCTGACATCCAAGCCAAGGATCGTGCTGTTGCGCTCTTCCGTCAGGCCGGGCTTCCAGATATAATTTCCCTGGCCATCTTTGAGTTGCATTGTTGCCGCAACAGTCAATCGATTCATCAGCCAGGACGCTCGTTGCAGATACTGCTCGATCAATCGATACATGACATCGATGAATCCATCCGCTGTCACTGCGGCAGCAGCTCCCATATTCTGTTGCTCAATCCGGCCCCACTGATCTGTTCCAGCAGTATCGTAACCATCATAGGTCAAGAAACCCCTGGGTTTTCCAACTCCGTCACCCCCAACAAATGCGGCGCCCTCTCCTCTCATAAAACGATTGGAGACTTTATCGGCCAGCCAATTTTCGATATTGATCGCCGAGTCTTCCAAAAGACTCTGACTCGCGCGTGGCTTGGCATACATGATATGGACGGGGATTCTCTTTTTGAAGAGCTGAGGAGTATCGGTCTCATCCCCGGCAACGGTCTCGGCCTCCCAGCCCCAGCCAGCTTCGCCATAATCAACCAGCCATTCGATAGCATCCGTGGAAATGGTTTCAACAGATGCCAGCTGACGGATCGGATCGGCTTCAAATAATCGGGTAACAATCCGATTGCTCATAACGGGGGTAACGGTATATCCGCCATCGGGATCGATCCCGATCGAAAGGGCCTTGATCTGATCGGCCCTGGAATTCCACGTATTGGAATTTGTCCGCAGAAAATCAGTGAACGCCGATGTATAGGCTTTATACTCATCGATATTAAAAGACTCGGTCAGCTTTTTGGCATGTTCCCAAGTGACCTGCTTTTGACCGGATACGACTGCGGCATTGATCGCAAACATCGCCGCCTCGGACTCCATCTTTGCCGCTTCCTCGATCTGCTTTACGCTGACAGCATTCGGGGTCCTTTTCAGGGCGACCTCGATCGAGTCCATCCGCTCGGTGAGCTTCTTTTCCTCTTCAGCCCTGATCGCCATTTTGGCATCCAGATCAGCCTGCCGCGTTGTGATGTCTTCGCCCAGCTTGACGATCTTACCTTCGACCAGGGTATCAAATTTCCCTTCGGTCTGATCGACCACCAGCTTCAATGCCTCATGGGCTTTGCGAAGCTCATCGTAATTGCCTTTGATATTTTCGCCAAATGCGGCGATCTCTTCCTTAACCTGCTTTACAACTTTAGGCTCGGGAGTCTGGGTATTTTCATCTGCCATGATTACAACCTCCTTTTTAATAATCCAAGTTAAGTTAAAATACCTTTGATCGATGATGCTATCTGATTATTCTTTTGAAAGGCCTCAAGATCCTGATTGGTCTCCTTGAGCCCATCCAATATGCCGGATAACACATCATCATGTAACAGCGCATCGTCCCTCCCAGCCTCCCGCAGGGATGGCTTGCACATCTTGACAAGGAGCTTTGCCGAGCATTCTGATAGACCTTCCACCTCCCGTAGAATCCTCTCCAGTTCTCGCTCGGTCTTTGCTCCCTTTATCTGTTTCACGGTCGTGACTGTGGCTCCAAGTTTTGCCGGAAAAGTGACAATGCTCAGCTCCCACAGATCGACCTTTTTCAGATCACGAATCTTTTTCTTTTTATCCACCTCAAATTCAAGGGCGTCATATCCGATTGATAATCCCAGTTTAAAAGTCCCCAGCTCTGCGCCCAGTTTCATGATCTCATAAACATCATTTCCCAATTGAGTCGCAAGAGCCAATTTCCCCTCAGCCGCCAATCCCTTTTTATTCTCCATCAGCGATTTCCAGACGCCTGGGATCTTATCAGATCGATGTTGCCAGAGCATGGCAACCCCCGTACGATTGCGACCGCCCTTTGCCAAGGTCTCGGTAAAAGCCCCTCGGCTGACAAGGTCTCGATGAGCATCCGGGGAGCGATTAAATAGCGATCCCCAGCCCTTGAATGTTCCATCCTTTTTGATATCCTCGGCCTTGACCTCAAATGGAATATCCAAATACGGTTCTTTTATTGCCATGATCCTATCCTCCTTCCTATTTATTCTTTTTCAAAAACGATATCATTACCCTGATCCGACAAAGGCTTTAAATGGAGATTGTCCCCATAAGCAATTTCGTCAGGGATCATTTCGGGAAACGCCTTGCAAACATTTCGCTCTGATAATTCGGTTCCATCGGGTTGGGATATCCCGATATAGTGCTTGCATTTTCTCTGAAAACATCCGGGTTCTGCGAGCATTTTATTTTCCTTTTAGTTTATCAACTAATAATCTTTCGAGTTCCTTTGGAAGTCGATTTCCAGGTTGTCCATAATTCGGAGATAATAAAGAAGCCATAACCTCAGAAAAGGCCTCCGAAGAACTTGTCCCAGAATATTTAGTCACATTTTTTCGAAACCAGGAAGCCCCTTTCTTATTAAAAAAAACATCCCAGGCTTTTCTTGATATTGGCTTCCCGGACGTTCTATAATGATGAGCTAACTCATGCATTAATGATACTAACGGATCATTAAACGCAGATGAAGTTGAGTGACCCCCCAAAAGACTATTGCCTGTCGCCCGAGATGAAAGCAAACTAACGCTATGATGGTGGCCCGCCAACTCAATTCGCCCAGGCTGAGCAACCCCTCCCCAATATCTTCCCCATGCGCCCATCGGTTTGCCCGCCAGTCTTTCCAAATTTTTCTCATTAAAAATCGTAAGAGAATCCAGTTTTCGAGATTTTCTTATTATCTCTCCAAATCCAGGATTACGCTTGACAGTATCCGCAATATGCCGGCCGATCTTGTTCATTCCATCAATCGAACTTTTTTCTTTTCTATATCCCTTAAAAGTTGTTTTATGTATTTTAAATCGCTGTTTCATTTGCTTTTGTCCATCTTTGAGATTCTTAACCTGAATCCATTCGGATGGATCTGTTAAATCGATTGTCGGAACATGTGGCTTTAATTTATCTGTTCGCTTGACCGTATGGTAGAGCAACACGCAACGGCAGCGCACAACATTTCCCGCAGATCCTTTAGGATCGCCAGGGAATGAAAGTGCCTGTCCTGTCTTGATGAATTGACCATCTTGAGATGTCTTCTCTCCATCGGGTCCCGCAGGAAACTTTAGATAATGTTCAAATTTATCCTTTCTCGCTCTGGATCTTGTCCGATCATCTTTTGCGGATACCCATTCCCTTTCCATTTCAATCCGAGTGCTGGCAATCGCAGTATCCATGCTTTTAACCGCGGCAGAATGAGTTTCCGTCAAGGCAATCGTCCTGGCCCTATGGGGATTGACCGCCTTGCTCTGTTTCCTGACTCTTTTGGCGATGCCCCGATGATCCTCCCCTTCGCCCATCCCTTTTTGAATCACCCTGGCGATATTCTCTTTAGTCGTCTTTTGGACGCGCCTGACCTTTTGCGCAGTCTGGGATGAAGTCCATGCATTTATGGACTTCCAAAACTCATCTTTCGGACCCTTGGATTCATAGGCGACAAGGCTCTTGACATCCTCCATAATCGAATAAGTCTTATTTCCAAACGTAGTGGCTACCCGTTTATAATGTCGCCCAAATATCTTCGCTAAGCGAGCCCTCTCCAGATCGACAGAATGATCCACCGCATCGAGCACCCCTTGCTGAACAAGAGTTGCCGCATTCATATATTGTCGACCAAGGACCGGTCTCAGTTCTCTGGCAAAGATATTTTCCAAAACAACCATTTGTCTTTCAAACTCCTGTTGCCATAATCGCTTTGCCCTTGTGTTGGTAATGTTGATCATCCACTCGCCGCCTCAAACGCATTTTCGACTTCTATTCAAAAGATCCTCCATGATCTTTGCAATGAGTTTTTGCCGCTGATTTGCTCCAAATCTTTTTCTTATATCGCAATGCCTGAACTTCAGACTTAGTCCCTTTGATTCCAAAGATATAATCAATGCATTTTTTACCAGACCGCTGAAAACAATTAACGCGCGCAAACTTATCGTATTTCTCCGGCGAATTTAATCGACAAGAAAACTCATTTGGAAATGGTTTCAAATCGGTCGGATCAACTCCCTTTTCTTCCGGATCAAAATAACCAAGTATCTGATCGATCTCGTCCTCCTCATATCCCTGATCGATCAGATCCTGTATCAGCTTTTCCTCGTCCTCCTCTTCTTCCTCGTCAATCTGATCATCGATATCAGATCCGGCTCCTAACGGAATCATGCTTGATTGTACAAGGATGACATCCCCGCCATCTACCTGATCAAAGCCGACTATCTCCCGCTTCTCATTGATTGTCAGAAACTCGCTTTCCTGCGATCGTTTCCAAAGCAGATTTCTTTTGGCAGCAAGCGCTGGGATGTCATCCAGAATGTAATCAAGAAATAACTTACTATCCTTGTCATATACCCAATTGTTTAATTCTCCTCGAATATAATTCAAATAAAAAAAGATGATCGTTTCATAAAAGGCTTCCCGCGCCTCTTTATAATTAGCAAAGGTCGCCTCCCCAGGAATTCCCAAAAGCATCGGGGGAACTCCATAACCCATGGCGATCTTACGCATCAATCTTAAATCGCCCTCGGAGAAATCCATGTCGGTGGGCGACCATCCATACGGCTCCGCCTTAGTGCCACGCTCGCCGGTTATAATCAGATCTTTTCCTACATGCTCCGCCCCTGTCCGCTGTTGCATCCGCTCTTCCAATTGATCAAAGGCCTCTTCTCCGACAGCCCCGATCAAAGTGAATATCATCCCTGGTCTCCCCTGATTATCAAGGAGCGCCTTATTCCACTGGGTCGCCGAATTACTCGTATCGATTTCCCTTGCAGTGGACTCGGTCGGAGCCGCTCCCCACCAATCATCGAGAGGATGAAAGGATTTCAGATGAAGAACATCTGCCTGCTGAGTTATGGGATCGACATCCCATTCAGTAGATCTTCCCTGAACAGTATAAACATATTTTTCCAATTGCCCCGATGTCGGATTGACTTTTTGTTTAAATCGATCAGGACGCAGGGCATAGAGTTCTTTGATCACATCCTTATTCGGACCTGTATCCGGTTTGATCCTTTCTAAAAAACTATTTCCCGACATAACAAGATATGCCGTCGCTTTGAGAATGATCGCTGTCAGCGACTCATTCGGATTCGGCCGCTTTAAGACATCATTCATCGGATCATCTGGGACAATTGCCCGCCCGCCGCTCGGTAAATGCTCAAAGACACTCCACGGGACAGATGCCGTAGCCATGGCGATCTCACTGATCGATCTAAACGCGGTTACATTTTTAAGATATGTCTCCCTCGCAAAATTATCATATCCTCGGGGAGTCCAGATCACCCCGCCAGATCCAGGCGTTGTAATTATGGATGCCGTTCGACTATCCTTTTTACCGCCACTCCAAGAATCCTTGATCCATTGAATCAGCCCCATATTAAGCTTCTCCGTTGTAAGCCCTATTCAACCAGCCTTCCAAAAACTTCTTATATTTTGGTTTATTGACTACCAATCTCCGATAAAATCCTGCCGCCTCAGATCGAATACAGGCAACAAGCCTATCGGATGGAATCGACTCAATTGCCTGATAAGATATCGGTCCGAGGACTCCATCGTCTTTGATATCCTTCTTACCACAAGCACGTAATGCTCTTTGCACAAGCTTAGCGGCTTGCCTGGCTCCCATATTGATTGCCAGATCAAAGACTTTAGTCGCGACATCGTCATCGCTGATCCGCTGATATCCGTATTGATCCCACCACCGACGTTTATAAAAGGCAATCGCATCATCGATGTCCATTGCTCGGATGTCGTCAGCATCGATATCGCCATCGAGATCGATATCGATATCCAGGGATCTCAAAGTCACTCCAAAATTTGTAGCCCCGGCATGATCCTCGGTATATCCGCCCTCATGTTTTAGTACGATCCTTATTGCTTTTTCGTAATCGGCCATGATCAATTCCTTTGTTATTATTTTTGGATGATTCATCGTCCCTTTTGAGATAGCATCCGGGACAACACTTCCGATGAGAATCATCAATATGAACAATATGAGTATCTTTTTTACAAACATCGCATTTCATTTTGGATCATCAAATATTTTTGTAACCGTCTTATCCTTCTTATCTCTGGCTTTAAGGATTTCATCCTCGATCACGATTTTGTATTGCCCCTGCGCAATCTGATCAATGACCCTTTGGGCCGCAATCGTATGACCTTCAAATTGTTGATAGACATCCACAAGCCTTGCAGCAACAATTCCAGTCTTGATTTCATAGCTCCTGACAAGCTCCGTATAATCAGTCGCAAGATCCTTTAATTCTTTTTTCTCCGATTCAAGACGTTCCTTTTCAGCGGCATCCCGATCTTCAAATTGCTTAGCCAGTTTGGGGCGCTCATATCTGATCAACCACACTACTATAATAACAATGACGCCACAGGCCAGAATGAATAATCCCATCCAACCCCAGTCTGCCAGATATCGGGAATATCCTGCCGCCGTTTCAGCGCCATTAGCCATTAGCCACCCACCATGCTTTCGGGTTCTTTTTGATCAGCGCGTCCATTTCTGGTTCGATCCATCCATTCTTCTAACCGATGAATCCTATCTTCATGGGCTTTATGATCCTTATCTCCAGACCTAATCTTTGTTTCAATCAGAGTGATCAAGGATGAATACTTAACTTGCATGACTGACAAAGACGAATCAACATCTCCCATCTTGATCGTCATCTCTTGTTGAGAAATATGCATGTCCTGGAGCTGGCTTATTTGTTTATTCCCCAGATATCCAACCCAACCAAGGATCGCCACCAAAACCGGGACCATGATCAAAATTAGGGCTATTGTTGACGGCTTGGCGGCTAATCCCTTTACTACATCCTTGATCTCGGAACTGACCTTCTCAAACTCAACATGCGATGCTGGGCAGATCACCTCTTTGCATTGCAATTCTTCCGCCATAACATCTTTCCTCCGCGTGACTTTTAAGACCTTATGATTAGGGCTCCTAATCACTTTGTAAGTTGGAGCATCCTTGCTCTTTTTAAAATCGCTCATGATGCCACATCCCTGTTTGCATCAATCCACAAATTTATAGGCCTTTTCTTTCCACAGTCTTTTATTTACACGCTTTCGCTTCTGCTTATATCTGCGATATTGCGCGAGGGAAGGATATGCAAACTCTCTCAAAGCATTATATATTCTGTGAACTATATAAAAAAACATATCCATTTTATTTCTCTTTAACCTCCAAAAAGTCTGCCCTGCGCTTTTAACTCAAAGTCATCCAAGTTGGATAGATCATCCTGAATCAGCACTTCTAAATAATCATTTATAGTGCCATCCAGATCGGCGATAAACTCCGCTTTGGTAAATGTCCATCTTCCATTCAATCCAAAATATCCAGCAGGGGCTTTATCAGAATATTCCACATCATACATATCATCTTTCAAATCGCCGTTTGATTGCCAATGGGTTATTGTTTGATATATTCCCCCAACATAAAACCGAATAACTACTCCATTTGTCAATGCTCCGATGCCGCCAAATGTGGCATCGTCCATAGCTGATTGATCTAATATTGTTGTCATTATCCGCGTCAATTGCCATCTTTCTGTAGAGGGAGGTTGAATCTTATATGATATCGGACTGCCCAATGAACCCACAACATTCATCGCTATAGAAACTTCTTGCACCACCACTCCTGGATTGTGATCATTATCTATCGGTCTATTTAATGTCAATGATACCCCTGCATTTACAACGATCACATGAAAATGACTTCTTTCGCCTTCCACTGTGATAATACTTCCTACCGCAAAATTAGTAGTAGATGCCACATTTATCAATACATCGCCAATAGAGGCGGCTATATCCAAAGTGGTAGAACCATCCAAATCCGTCCTGGCATGCTCACTTACTCCTATCTTATGAACCAAGGCGGCATCAACTTGCAAAGCCCCACGATAAGTCTTCGCATTTTCAAAAATATCATTGATATCACTTTGTCCAGTTATAACAGCTTTCACAAGCTCCGCATCATCCTCATCGACAATAGAATCCTGTATCCTATGGCTTGACGCTAACGAGCTTGTCTTTTTTAAAACTGTTTGTAATCTGAAGACCGTTTGAGCTATTACCCCATTTGTATATATAACTCTAAAGTATTTAGTTCCTGGCTGAAATGAATAAGTTTTACCCTTTGCCGCCGGAACGGTATATTCATCGGTGTTATCCCAGTTGGTTCCATCAGTGCTTTGATGAACGCTAAGTCCATCAGTGGCGCTACCAACATCGCTATATGTAGTCACAAAAATGAATCCATGATCAAGAATATTTGTAGCCGAGCCTGTGAATATATGATCGATTCCGCCAGTGTCAGCAGGCAGTGGAGTTGATGTTGAATTATTCGTATCTACGGTCCCTGCCAAAACGACATGAAGTTGTCCATCCTCATTAATCTTCGTTGAATAGCCATACAAAGCATCAACTATAGACACTGCACTATCTGGCTTTATTATATTTCCGCGGTTGGTCACATTTCACCTTATGACATGCTAACAAGAATGCCGGATGCCATCGGCTTAAATCGCATATACCATGTAACCGCTCCGGTCGTTGGAGCGTTATTCGATAGAGTCATATCAACCGTTCCTGGTGGTAATATCAAGGGGATATCTTTCCCAATGGCTAAAGGTAACGCTACTCCGGGAACGGCCAGGACCATCGCATCTGCAATCGTACCGGTTATATACGCCCATGTATTAATCACCGCCGCTTGGATATTGACGACAGCACACATAGCAGTATCGGCTCCTGCTGCCGGGTCCATGGTCAGGCTCAGATTACAGGCATTATTCGATACGGCAGTCGTGATCTCTCCGATGAGCGCCACCACTTCAATCGGGCCACCAACAATCGTGATGATATCCGCAATCGTACCGCCTGTCAATAATTGGGCGTTTCCCTTTACCATTCCGGGTGATGTGTCCTCAACGGTTGCCAGATTATCGGTTCCAAACTTACTCATTATATTTCCATCATTATCCGCCATGATGATTTCTCCCTTTAAGATGTCCCCAAACGAATAAGAGCAAGGCCGGTTTCATATCCGCCCTCCTTGGTACCGAGTCGATAATTCGCAATCTCCGGCTCGGACTTATCACTGATATTCTCCGATGATGCGGCCTCTCCCTCCGCAAAGGTGATCGACCATGCATCCACATCCCGCCAGAAATCCGTTCCCATCTCTTCCCGCATCTGCCTTTGCAAAGTGATCGACATAGATGCCGTAGAGAAAACCGCTGAGATCGCCGCTCCCAAAACCACCGAGGCACTAAGCCCTGCGCCGGCAGATATGATATCCGATATAATACTGCCGACCAATATCCCGACATTGACTCGTTGAAATGGTAATACTGTCAGGATGCTGGTAAAAACATTATCCGAATCCAAAGCCCTTTGAACAGCCTTGCCACCTTCTGATGTGGCAATGCCCGGATCTTTGACTGCTTTAAAAAATGACATTATTCATCCTCCTGGCTGATTTGATAATATGTTCGCTCATATCCTTAAAACTGGCGTTCCAGATCCCTCGGATATCGATGATTGCGGACGCCTCAATCATCGGAGTCATGGGTTTTTAGCGCCTTATTTAGCGCGTCATTATCCAGTAGGCCGATTGGTTCGATCCTTGATCTTTCTCTTTCTGCAAGGATTAACACGACGGCTTGTTTATAATTCATCACGGTCGTACGAGCCAGCTCCTTTGCCTCATCCTGGATCTCTCCAGGATCGCCCCCGGCAACAAGGATCATGGATTCGATTTCGGAGAATTCAACAAAGACGTCCCGCAATCGTCTGATCATCGCATTTGTCCCGATGGTAGATGCGGCTATTGAGAGACCTATCTGGGCGATAGTCTTCTTTGGTAAGGACGCGGCTTCGATATTTTCCATCGCGCCCTTCCATGGCTGTCGCTCGCTGGGCTTATTCACGATACCACCTTTCCGATTTGTCCGGCTATCTTTAACAGATTGCTTTGCGACATCCCATTCTCCGATTTCGCTTGAGTATTCTTATCGACGGATCTTGCGACAGTGTATCCCGTAAAGGATGTCATAAATGCGGCCCACAGGGTAGCTCCCTGATATACAATCATGTTAGTTAGCAGACCCAACAACGCCTTGTCAATATTACCCATCGCGAGAATCACTATCAGGATCGGGGTCAAGATCGTATATCCCATTGATACCTTTCCTAACAAGATCATCATTTTTGGTCTGGCTTGTGCGATGATCGGATCTTTGGAAAGTAATGCCGTCTTGATCACATCCCTACCACCGGCCGCATCATCGTAATCAAGTTTTTTCTTCTTGAATCCGAGCTCGGCGAGAGCTACATTTGTCGTCGCCGTAATCTTTTGTTGCTCAATGGTTTGCTCAGGCGTCAATGGAGTCTTTGCAATCGTCTCGATCCCGTCTGAGATTTGCGACAATCCCGCATTGATTTTATCTCCGGCATCCCCACCGACCATCTTGGCCAAAGCGCCGACTCCTTTGAGTACAGGGGATAATCCCGGAACAAATCCCGCGGCGACTTCGCCGGCGACTCCTAATGCGCTTATGATATCAAAGCTCATGGACTTTCCTCCCATTCCTCTTCTCTGATCAAAGGCGATCCGATCCTGATCTTGCTGATATCAGGGAAATCAATATTATCACGCTTAATAATCGGCAGACCGAATAACGTCTGGGGCTTTGGCCGTTCCCTGAAATATTTTATCATGGCCTTTAATCCATCTGCTGTCAATATGGGAGGTTTGTTTTTAGGCATCTGTCTTTTCCTTTAATTTGATCAAGGCGTCTCCCGATAATATTAACTGGACTCCTTTATTGATATAGGTCAAAGGCCTCTTCCAATCGGGCTACCTTCTCCGGTTCCATAGCAGTATGCTTCTCACTGTCAGCCGTCCTGATCGCCGTCATCCAACGCTTTCGATCATCTATTGCAAAATGGTCATGAAGACAAGGCCGATCCCGACGCAGGGGAAATTGATCCCGAATTGCATTTCCCTCATCGCCGATACAGTTTGTTCGATCCATCTGGAAAGATCCAAGCTATCGTCTATATGATCAGATAGATTAATGACTTTTTTAGGCATGACACATCCTTCCCGATTTTGCAAATGCGGCCTGCTGCTCCATCAATGCTTCCTGCATCTTCTGATCCCTGATATGTCTAAATAAATTATGCCCGCAATGAGAGCATATGAGTTGATGTCTTTCCTCCGATTCCTTTTCGTCGGTCTCTCCGCATCCAGTACAGAAAGCGGTATATAATCGATTATCGATCAGGCCATCCTCTGCGATCTGTCCCGATCCGACGATTATCAATATGGGAGATGGTTCCATTTTATTCTTTATCCTCGGATTCCATCAATGATCTGTCCCTTGCCATTAATCTTTTCCATTGCCGCCGATCCGATGCCGTACCAAATGAAATCAGTCCGGCATCATAACGATCAAATGCCTGATTGATTTTCTTTTTAACAAGTTCCCGAATATCCTTTGAAATTTTATCCCAGTTTTCAATTCCCCATTCCACCCATCGATCTACCGAGAGATGTTCCTTATTTTCAGCGTGCCCAAAATGATCAAGGCAATATCGAAAAGATTGGAGTATCATAAAATCCGGTATATCCATTTAATCTATCTCTTTCCCGACAGGCTGAATGACAAATCCATGAGAATTCAAACGGGATAGCGCCTTGAATGCCCGGATCTTTCTGATATTATTTGCTTTGGCAAGCGCCTCATCGGATGTCAGATCATCAAACAGGAGCCCGTCAGGATCATTGCGATAATCCCAGATCCCATTAAGTTTAAGGACGCGGGAATGCGGCGCCTCTCCGGCAACGATCACAACTTCTAATGCAAGACCCAATGGATGGAAGAATTGTCGATTAACCTCCTGCAGGAAGCCTCCATCCCTGAATTCCGTCAGATCCATTCTTTTGATATCATTATCGTCCATTATCCTAATACCAGATCAACGTCAGAGTGATCCCCAGCGAAAAGATCGCGAGCGCCAAATATAAATATGCCTTGCCAAGCGGTGGAATGGGAGGATCTTGTAAATCGGGATCAGGCAAAGGTCGATCAAATTGTTTCGGTACCATACCAGCAACCATATTATCAATCTGCGTTAAGACGCCCATCAAGTCATCAAGAGACTCCCATTCCGGCGCGGAGGTTTTATAATGCTTCTGCCAAATAGTCACCGCTAAATTTCTGGCGTATTTATATTCGTTCATTTAACGATTCCTTTCGATATGATCCGACAGGGCTTTCCTTTTTACAGGATCAGCCATCTGTTCAGATATCCAATCTTCGATATTGGTATCCGCATCAATGACTTTAAAACAGATGGATGTCATTATCCCATAATGACCGGGTAGTTCATATTCAGACCTATTATATTCAATGATCAATCCGGCTTTTTCAAGCCGCAGGCACGAATCATATACCCGATCGTTATTATCATCCCTTGCGGGATATGTATGAAGATATCCGTCCTCAGTCCCTTTCATAAACCGAAGAACCCCCAGATCCTGTTCTTTAAGATCTGCCAGCATCCGAACGGAAGATAATTCTCGACCTTTCCTATGAGCAAATAAATGACTCGGCCGGATAATCGATATTCCAACATTCTCGGTGACCAGTACCTTTATATCCTTCAACCCTAAATGCGCAATCGTATCCTTTATATGGGATTTGATCTGTTTCTCTGCGTCCTCGCTTAATGCAACCTCCGGCTCAAGATCCACAATGATTACATCCCCGTCAATTAGATCCAACTTGCGGATTGCGTCAATGCGGATCTGTGAACATTTGCACTTCCCGATCTTGTCCCCCGTCAACGAGCGCAATATCATCCCGATCCAAACAATTAGGACAGATGCCCGCGTACTTATTCTCCTTACAAATCTTGCACTCATGCTTATCCGTCATTTGTCTTGTCCCTCTATCTTATCATCAACCGGCTCAATCACGCATCTGCACATCGAGTGTATCGGGGGGCAGTTTATCAAGCCAATCAAGGACTGATGCCCTGGCCTGTTCATAAGTAACGATATGTGGGATTGTCAAAATCAATCCCTCGATAATTAAAATGTCTGCGTCCATGTTCTCTTTTCCTTATCCCCTTATCAATGACAATTCCAGCAATATTCCTTATACCTCTTGTCCTTTTCAGACCATCCCTTAAACGCAAATTTATTTTTACCAGTGTAATCCGCATCGGCCAATGGCTTATTACAATAGCAACATAGCAATGCTTCGTCATATCCAGGGATCTGTTCTATATTTTGTAATTGTTCGCGTTCCATTGTCTGATCCCTTATCCCCTTATTGATTAATGCCCTTACAGGACAAATGTTTAGGGGTCGTGTCAGGATTTACAAAATACGTCTGATGTGTGCCATGGCCCGTCACACGCACCTTTGCGCCGGAGAAGACCGCCGCGGGCGTCATCCATTCCCCGCCACCCCTTGTCACCAGTGGGTCTGCGGGGATTCCCCCGATCATCCTTGATCGTCCCTGGTCTATCCCGATTGATTCGATCCCCAGCCAATCCCAGCCAATCCTCTAACGTTCTAACGAGATCCTCGGTATTCTTAGTGTACACTGGACGGATTTGACTCATTATCCAGGACAAGATCCCTTTGATGCCCCTGATATCGTGGGTCTGGGAGCGGTCTGCCTGGGATTGATCATCGATATGACCCTCAGAATCTCCGAACAAACCGAGATTCGTGTTCTTCGTAGTCTCAGTATTTGGATCAGATCCGCTCGATATCTGCGATAACGCTGACAAACCGAGGACGGTGAGCTCAGTCCCCTTAGTGTATTTCGGTGATTGATCAGATCTTTGATCAATCCTCAGAACTCGTTCAGAATAATGCGATAATATTCTTGACTTAGTCTGTTCTAATTCTGATAAATCCATGATTAGTGTACACCACTTCTGAAATTGTTCTGCGTAATCATCGATTAATGGATCAGATCTGAAATCGTTCTGCGTAATAACAGATTTATCCCGATATCCCAGATCCATTCTGTATAAGGACTGAACTGGTGTACACCACTCGGGCGATATCCTGCGAATGGTCTGTTCTAATTCTGATAAATCGGGAATCAGTGTACACCACTTCAGAACTCGTTCTGAATATCTGGATATCCCCGATATAAGACGATTGATCCCTGATATCGCAAAAATAGCCGTCCCAGATGGCTCTATACTGGACGATCGAGACCTTCCGAGTCTCCTTGGAAAGACTGTTTTATCGCGATTATATGGGGATCTCTGATCTCTCCTGTTGCTCATTGACGAGTTACGCGAGTACCCATTGTCGATGTCAATCGAATCAAGGATCTGATCTCTCCTGTTGCTCATTGACGAGTTACGCGAGTACCCATTGTCGATGTCAATCGAATCAAGGATCTGATCTCTCCTGTTGATCCTGATACTCGTTTATTAGTCGCTATGGTCGCATCCCCGATTTTATAGGATCTTCTAAGAGATCTCTCAAGAACTGGTCTGAACTCGACTATGGTCGCAAAAGATCTGATCAAAGATCCTGCCAGATTAGTTAATAACGAGGCTCTCGTCTTTAACGAGGCTGGGGATCTGCCCCGATATCGGGGATAATCGATCATCCAGTTTAACCACGCGGGGATAATCGGGGATTTATCTAACGAGGTTAAACTCGATCCGATATGCTGGGATAAATCCCTTGCGGTTAAAACCTCGTTAGATAAATCAGGGATATCCGCAACGTGGTTAAAATGGGGAGCTGTGCGGATCATCCGGTGTACACAGGATTGATCCGGCACCAAGCTCCTTTTTATATCTTCAGAAAAGGCTAAGGATTTCACAAATCTCTCTGACTCGTTGAAGTTTTTTGGGCTAAACATTTTTGATTTTATCCCGATCCTTTGAAGTCTTTTCTTCAAAGGGCTTTTGACTTTTGCGTTATCCAATGAATGTTTTGAATTTAAATCCCTGTCTGGACAGGATTTATCATTTAAGAAATCCCCATACCGGACATTCCAGCGACCAACCCCGGAGTCCATCTTCGCGGAACTCCTCCACGCCCGCCGATCTTTTCATATCCGACGACTTGATCTCCTTCCCATATCTCGATCATGGATTCGCCAGCCTTGAGATTCTCTTTTTTCTTGTCAATTGTTGACTTCTCCACCTTGGTCGCTCCCACGGATCGAATCCCCGCCATTGCCCCAGATCCAATTCCAACCAATTTGTCATATCCGCCGGATGCCGCATCGATCTGATCCAAAAAGGGAGCGTCAGGAGCGAGTTCCAACTCTTCCAGGAACTCTGGCACCCATGATCCATTGATCAGATAGACATTTCCCCCTTCTGCCTGGGAGGCAAAGGGCCCCCAACGGACGAGCTTATTTTTGAGCGCGGGATTACCCCTAAATCTAAATCCTGGCAGGATATTGCGGCGATAATGATCGATCTGCGCCTTTCCTGAAGACCCTGGCTCCTGCTCCATCCATATAGATACCGTCCGTCCGTCCACAATAGCTGTTTGCTTGACGAGGATCTCACAGTCTCGCGGAGAATAGCGCCCCCGGATCACAGAACTGATAAAGACCAATCCATCGGGAGTTCTCCCGATCTTTACTCCGCATGTATAAGCCGGTTGCTGAGATTCTGATTTATCCTTTCGCTCTTCAGTTGCCGCCATATCCCAGTATCTGACCCATTTAATATGATGGATCGGAGCGGTATCGACGACATTAAACCAATGACGCTTGAACATCCGTCCAGTGGCCCTGATATTCCAATCGCCATCTTCCAATTGCTTCCGAGTGATCGGATCAATCCCGGACATGGCAAATGTTTTCTTGTACTCTTGTCCATCCAGATGAGGGTTGTCATCGAGCTTCGCTGAGATGAACGCACGACTTCCCCGAGTAGCCTTGTCCACATATCTGGACTTGACCCATGATCCCCGAGCAATCTGTTCTCTCTGGGGCGGATTGGATGCGCATCGGAATCTGATCGGGATTGTCTTATTACCCTCTAACCTTCGAAGCCTCGAAAACAGATAAAGAGCCTGGTGCTCCCTGATCTGGACAATCTCATCGATCCCGACAAATTGATAGGCGGCAGAGTCGTATTGAAAATGATCAAGGGGCGCATCCAGATATCCAAATGACAGAGTTGCCCCAGACGGGAATTCATAAAATGCTCCATCTCTCCATTTCGCATCTGTATTCTGGAGCCACTCATGCGCCCTTGGAATCAATCCTTCAGGCTTTGTCAAGTTCTTATAAGTGTTCCTGATCAGGATCGCATTGTAACCGGGGATGTCGACATATTGCAATGCGGCCATTAACAGGGCATCTGATTTACCGCCGCCAACAGCTCCGCCATAAAACGCATCAAGGATATCCAAAAGGAGAAATGCATGCTGTTTAAGCGTCGGCGTATGCGGGATATAATCCGTCATCTTTGGAATCAACAGATCCTTCAGTTCAGGATTATTCCGGA